AATGCATTAGGATCATGATGATCTCCTGCCTCTATTTCTTCTTTATGATGCTCTGCATAGACTTCAAGTTCATGAAGTTCCTCTTTTGCATGTCTGCGTGCTGCAGGGTTTGCTAAAGGATCTTCTACGATTTTTTTATCTAATGCAATGTGTTGTTCTATACTTTCCATGAATAGTACCTCCTTGATTTATTTATTGACCATGATTGGAAGGGACTTCTGCAACTCCATAAGAGTCCCTACACAATTCTAGCGTAGTCTTTAAAACTCCGCTTTCTGTGTCAACAAAATTATACAATTGTTGTGTAGTTTTGACAAGATACACTCCACTACTTTCTAGATCATATGGTTCTGTTTTTCTGAGTTCATCTGCCAACTTACTTTGAATTCGGATATCAATTTTATCACCTGCACATATTTCTGGATTACCAGGAATCTCAATAGTAAGTTCTTGATTGGATAATAATTCAGCTCTTGCTATTCCTTGTGTAGCATAATACTTTTGCCAGTCTGCAAATTTATTTGGATCTGTTGCCTTGGGATCTTCTGGATTAGCAATACCTGGATCATTATACCATGATTCATGATCTAGTAAAACAGACATAACTCTACTAGGAACTTCTGATAAATCACCTTTTTCATTAGAAGGAATTATTGCAACACTATCTTGATAACCTAAATGTGCCATGTTATCATAACTATCTTTAATTTTATAAGTATATTCTTCGTACTGACCTGTAGATATGTTAAAGAAAATCATTAAAGAGGAATATTTTCCTTTACGCAAAGATGTAGCTATATCAATTTCTGATGTAAACTTAGAATTTTCAATTAAAAATCTTTGATCTCCAGATATTTCAGTATTTGCTATTTTTTCCATGTAAGGACCCCATGCTCTTGACTGTAATCTTGGTTTTTCTTCTTTGTCGCCTTTTTTCTTATCTTTAAATATGAACGTTCCATCTTCAGATGTATCACATAATGCATCAATAGAAAAGAAGTTATATCCTCTACGAGTTTCCCAAAAAAGGAATCCAGCACTACCTTTTATTGGTTTGCTTTTTGAATTAGGTCTATTTTGTCTATTTTCCTCATATGTTGCATAATTTTGTCCTGTGTAAGTAGTTTTTGAAGAAACAGATCTCTTAATAAGATTTGCGATAATATTAAATGGTCTGATTTTAGCAGGATTTAATTTGACTTCAAATCTAGATGGTTCTGAAAAAAATTCTTTTGATGAATTTAGATATTCTTTACCTAACATCTTTTCAACAATTGTCTCAGGATTTCCCTCAAGAGGATCTTGTACTCTGATACTTTCATTAATCAAAAACTCAGGTGAAACTAATATTAAAGTATATAATTGCCTTTTATTCTTTACATATCTCTTTCCAATTTTAGAAACAACAAAACTATATTCAATTGGTATATCACTAAAAGTGGTTTTAAATTCCATCTCAATGGTTTCACCACCTTGAATAGGGTACTCATTTATAAAGTTTTTTGAGTCACTTATAGTTATAGTTCCACACATAGCTGGTTGTTCTATACTTTCATGTATACTAATACCACCAACCATATCTTTTGTCAAACCTTTTGAAGGTTTTCCATCTCTAGACATTACACATCTAATCAGTCTTGCTTCAGAAGAATGTTGTTCTGCCATTATGTCTTACTCATTAAACTGAAATCAGCAGTGAATGCTGTGAATGAATATGGGAATGCACCACTACCAACTTCTTCAGACTCACCGTTACCACCAGCAGCGACAGTATTATAATTATTAACAATAGTAGGAGATACAAACATATTTCCCAAGCTTGTTTGTGCAGAACTATTATTCAATAAATTTGCCAGTTCATTTGAATTATTTGGATTACTAACTTGTGGATTAGGAAACACATCCATGATGTCCCACCATTGATTTTTACCTTCATTAGGTTGTTTCTCTCTTTGAAAAACCTTAAATGGATTGATATCATTCAAAGCATCACCAACTACATCCTTTATACCACCAAATGCCTTTATTATTCCTTTACCAAATTCTTCCCATCCACCCATGGTTTCATAATATGTTTTATGACCAAGTGCTTGTAATTTAGTATCCTCAGTTTCGTTATCCACTCTAGCCTGTAATGCACCTTCACCAAACATCTTAAATGTTTTCTTTCCCTCAGCTCCTTGTAATGGGAAAACACCCTCTTTTTGTCCCCTTTCACTCATCATACCAAGAGTAGGTCTTGAAGTAATACCACCATTAAAGAATGGAACTGCTCCAAAATCTCTAGCAAGCAAGAATCCATCAAGACCAAGCGATAGAGGAGAGGCACCTACAGCACCTAATAGACCAGAACCAAGTTCTAAACCAGCTCCTAAAAAGTCTCCTTCCATCAAACGTTGAGCAGCAAAGATAGTACCAGCAATAGCACCAATAAGAGGTAATTTCTTTAAGAACATCTTACCTGCAGGGTTCTTAATCAACATTCTAGTAAGAGCACTACCTCTTACTAAACCTTTTGGTTTAGTTCCAAAAATAAATCTTTTTAACATATTTGGTGAGGCACCTGCATCTGCAGCAGCTGCAACAGTTTTAGCAGTTGCTTGACCATTATCAACAGCATCAGCTACTTTTGTAGCATTCATCAAATTAGCATCACCAGTTATTTTTACAATATTTCTTGGATCTGCACCAGCAAATCTAGATACACCATTTACAAATTTTTTAGATTTTGAACCTGATCGTGCACCTTTTATTAGAGTATTACCAGCATCAGCATTATCCATAACCTCCTCAGTTACTTTCACAAGAGTAGTTGTTCCACCACCAAGATTTTGAAATTTTTTACCAATCTGTTTAACAGCGAGTACAGCATTAGGCATCTTTGTAAATATTTTTGCACCAGTTACCTTGTCAGAAGCTTTAAGAAGGTTACCTACTGCACCAGTTGGTTCCATCATTGCCATGGCAGATGCGCCCTTAATACTAAATTTGGTAGGTGCTAAAACCTTATCTGCTATTTTAGCAGTTTTAGAGGTATTACGTAACATGCCACCCGCTTTCAATGTTTTAACAGCAGTAGTTCCAGCTCTTTGGGTAGATCTATTAGTTCCAACACTAGCAATTCTTTTTGAAATGTTACCAAGTAATCCTGAACCTCCACCACCAGAAGGAGGTGTGACATTAATCATTCCACGACCACTACCACCAGATCCTCCTTCTAACGATCTTCTTTCTAATCCTTTCTCCTCTGAACGAGCACGCTGACGAGCTCCTTCTCTCTCCATGTGGTTTAGGAACGCTTGCATAAATGCACCGTTCAATATTGCTTGTTTTGCTAAATCCTCCTGTGATCTGGCAAGACCTTCCATGCCACGAGCTAATGAACTCAATGATTGAGATATTGCTACTAATCCACCTTCTACACCACGTAATCCTGCAGTTAATGCATTGGATAATGGAATTGAAGACAGTTCATTAGTTACGTTATAATCAAATCCACCACGAAATCTACTCTTAAAATCTCCTGCAGGATTAGTTCCAGCACCACCTATACCTAATCTGCCCTTGGTTCTGGCAATTCTATCTCCGCCAAATCTTGAACCAAGGGCTCTCTTAAAAAAATATCCTCTACCTATCCCTGCTTCTGATAAAGATGTTCCACCTTCTTCTGCTTTCTTTTCTGCAAATCCACGTTCATCCGATGCCATATCGGAAGCTTCTTTAAGACGCCTTCCGATTTGACCTGCAATCATACCCAGATAATCTTTATTACCTGTGGTATCAACGTATGATACGGTTCCTGATGCCATTACCTTTTTTGTTTTTCTTGTTCTTGTTTAACTTGTTCCAAGTACTGCATTAATAATGAAACATATACCTGTCTTTCAAAAGGCATCATGTTTTCAATTTCACTCAAGCTATATTTATGGTGTTGCATTAAAGCGAAGTTAGTTTTGTAGTACCCTTCCAAAGTATTATGGAAGAGTGCTATCCGAAAAAACTTTGCAGTCCTCTCAGAGTATAATCAGATTCAACACCAGTATTAGGATTAGTTACTTTAAATGAATGTTCCAGTCTTGGAGCTGTTTCAAAGAATTCTTGTATTTTTTCTAATTGTGAATTTGTCAAACTTTCTACAAATTGAATAAATTCCTTCTTAGTGGTAGTAGATTCGTCATATACATCTTCTCCCTCAAAAATTTGATCAATAGACTCTGCGATAACTTTAATTACGTCAAATTCTGTATTATT